AGTGCGTAAGCACCCAAAGCAGCCATGACGCCAAGCATAGCCAGGCGACCATTGAGCTGTTCAGCACGTTCATTGTGGGGAACACCGTAAGGATGATCAGTCATAATAAGAGGTGGTTCGATGGGCCAGATGTTAGTGTCGTTCATTAAAAGTCTAAGTCAGAGCGTTCCAGTTTTTCAATCACGTCCTGACGATATGCAGGGTCACGATCATAACGAGGATCAGCCATAGCACGTACAAGCTCAGCTTGACTACGGAATGTATCTTGTGAGCGAGCAGGTTTACCGCTCAGCATTTCTCCTTCAACTCCCATAGCATCTGTGTAGCGATAGTACAATGCTTGCAGTGCAAGCTGAATAGCGTTAGTGTTGCCTGATTCAACGAGAGAATCAAAAGCTTCAATTTCCCCTTCGCTAAAATTCTCAGCTGCCCAACTGGTCAACTGGTTGTAAGCGGCTTGACCACCTACCATGTTTTGAAGTTGGTTAACTTCTTGAGTGCTCAACTCCCTACCAGATTGGGAAGGTTGTTGTGCTTGCATCTCAAAGTAGGCTTGTACCAAATCTTGAGATGACATTTGAGAAAAAGCTTCTAGCGTCTCTGCACTCAGTTCCCCCTTTTCTGAGTACTCATCACCCGCAAGTGAGAACAATTCAGAAAGGTCGCTGTAGTCCCGACTTTCTTCTTCAACTGGTTCGGATTCATCGTAAGACTCTTCTTCAGATTCCTCACGACTACCACTGCCAAGTTTCTTTTCAAGCTCCATGTAAGCTCGTTCCAGTTCCTCAGCATTTTTATACTTACCAGCCAGCCTACCCTCATGTTGAGCCAGTAGCTCTTCGCCAATGGCTAGGGATTCAGCTTCGTCGGATTCAATTGACGACATTACTTCCGCATCAGGAGTAGCATCGTAACTCAAAATTTCTGACATAAAAAATTACTGCATTGGTGGAGCGGCTTGAGTACCAAGGTATTGAGCAATGGCATCTTCCGCATTAGGGTTCTTGGATGGGTCAGCGATAGGAGCCTTGAGCATATCAGGCATCTGTTGCATCTGCAGCATCTGTTGCTGCTGTGCCATAGCGCCTTGACGTTCTTGTTGACGTTGATCCATCGACTTGACAAGGTTCAGTACATCAATACCCTGTGCAGCTGCCAAGCGTTTGATTGCTTCGTCTGCGTTAATGTACTGCATCATTGCTTCAGGACCAAGTGCCTGAGAGATTGTAGCAATGAAGGTAGTGAGAGATTCACGATCTTGTCCTCTACCAAGAGCATTGATACCAGCCACGATGGTTGGGTTCACAAGATCTTTAGGGATCCGGGGAAGTTCACCAGAGCGTTGGAGGACCAACAGCTTACGGTTGAGGTAAGGAATAAGGAACTCAACAGTCAACAGGGAGAATAGTCCCCCCAAGGATTGTTCGAGTTCGAGTTGAGTGAGGCGAACCTCTTCGGCTGTTGTGCGCTCAGACTGCCTTACGGACAGAATGAGGAATGCTTCGGAGATTCTACGCTCAAGGGTTGCAGCAAGGTTAGCAGCAGTACTGAAGTCAGCAGTCTTACCCACTTGGATAACACCAATGTCATCAGGCCGTCCTTGAACGATCGCACCGTTGCCTGCTTGGGCGATGGTCTGGGGTTTAGTCGTGCTTGAGGGTGATACCACGAAGACGACCTTAGCGGCTGCTGCAGAGCCTTCTACGAGTGCCTGAGAGAGTGCGTCAAGTGACTTGAGATCACCCAGAAACTCTTCGACTCTACCTCGTCCGTAGTTCTCACCATCGACAGAGTTGAAACGAAGGACTAGCCAAGGGTTAGCATCCTTTGGAGCCTTACCTTCAGTACCTTGAATCTTTTTACCGTACGCTTCTTGATGCCACAACCAACGGTTGTTGTCAAGACGAACGTGAGTATAAACCTCTACGTCATCTTCTTGAGCGTAGTTACGATCATTGACTTGATGAGGTTTCTCTTGAAGCTCTTTAGGAAGAAGCTTTTTATTAATCAGTTCTTTGGTGACGATCTCAATTACGTTACCATTACCATCACGTTCAACCACATAGCGGTTTAATGGATAGTGCTTCAACCCATCCTTACCCATATAAATAAGAGCGTTACCACCAACAACAAGATGTTTGATGGCTTGGTGAACAACGACACGATCACTGGAAGCAGCGATAGAGTCCATCACCATTCGCTCAATCTTGGCAAAACTTAGGTCAAGCTCGGAACGGATCTCAGCAGGCAACTCAGTGCCTAGCTTATCATCACGAATTTGAAGCTTGAAGAAAGTAGTCTGTGGGGGAAGCAGTGCAAGCATAAGCTTGGCTGCCAATGTGACTACTGACTTAGCACCAACTGATTGCCAAGGTTGTTTAAGGGACTTGTGGGAAATCCTATGCTCATCACGTTGGATGAGATAAGGAATCGTAAGCTCAGAGCATTCAACCGCAGTTTGGAGAAAGTTAGTACGGTAGCTACTTAGATGATCGTACCTTGATTTAGCGTCCATCTAATTAACCAATGTTAGTTCCGCTTGTACCCATGCCAATGTTAGTGCCAGGAGTACGATTGATACGCAAGGATGCAATGCCAGTTGCAGCTCCAGCTGCTTTTTGACGAGTACGCATAAGAGGAGTTGTAGCATCCTCCCCTGTCTTTATTTTAAAGGGTTGTTTAGAACTTTCAGCAATCATTTGCAACGCTTCTTGCTGACGTTTGGCAGCTTCAGCTTGCATTGCCATCATGCGATTTATTTCAGCTTGACGATCACGTTCAGCTTGTTCTTGTATGTCACGCATACGAGTTTCTGCTCGCATTTGTTCTTGTTGGCGATGGTGTTCGCGCTTTTTAGATCCACACATAATGTTAATCTTCTTGTGTAAGACGTGTACGAATCCACTCCACAACACTTGCTTGACCAGACCGATACATGATCTGGTTAAGCGGAGTGTCAGGAGTAGGGTTGATTGGTGGATAAAGATCCTCTAGCTCAGCCAACAACTTTTCAACAGTCAGAAGGTTAAGCGTATTGAGGGAGGTTAGGGTTTGCATGTTCAAAGAACGCTGGCATACGTGCCCGCTTGGTATCGGAAAGCTCAGGAGCTTTACCTTCATACATCAGACGATCACTGCTATCCAGCCAAAATTTTTTGTTCAGATATTTATTAGGGTTGTTAGCCTTGAGAGGCTGCATCACCCAACTTATAGTGGCTTTACGGAGCCGATCCAAAGAAGGACTCCAATCGAGGTTAAGCTCACGACAAACCAAACTATTTGTGGCAACGTGCACTTGTTCATCTCTAGAAATGTCAGCACTTACTGTTCGGAGACCAGCATCACCGTTAAATCTGAAGAATGGGAGGAGCACGAAGAAAACTGCACGTTCGGCAACCAGCGCCTTGAGGATCGTGTGATCTGGATGAGCAATCCAGGCGTCCCGCAGATTCTTTGCTTCGGCTTCAGCTTTTTCATCAACGCCGATAGCATTGGCGATGTAACCGAGTGCAAGGTCGTGGTTCTCTTCGTCCTTGATATTGGACAGAAGGAGATCCCGTGCCATTTGTGGTACTTCAGTTTTAAGTGCATCGTGGATAAAGTCTCCTACCGGAAGCTCCATATGTCGGATTGCCAAAGCACGGTAGATAGTTTCTTCCGCACCTTCAGCCAGTTTACCCGCAGTCGTTTGAACAGGGGTCCAAGTTCTTTTTCTTTCAAGTAGTTTCTGATAAGGGTTCATTCGCCGCAATTACAATCAGGTGCAGGGTTATCATCCCTGTCGTACAAAATGGACTCCAGGTAGGCATCCACTTCTGACTCGTCCAATGCGGCATATGCGCTGGTCTTGTCTTGCGTGTCACCCATAACCTGAAGCGAATAGTAAAGGGAGGTTTGCTGAGAAGCAAGCCACTCTTCGATAAACGCTTCATCATAGGTGATCACATCAGACCAACTATTGAAGCTGTAACCGTGAAGAAGTCCCGTGGCGTCAAGCATCCTCATGATGCCATCAGCAACTTTCTTGTATGCATCCCAGCCAACCTCAGCTGCGATCTCAACAGGACCGTAGTCAAAGCTCTGGACGCCAAACGTACCGCTATCACGGTCCACCTGACGGGCAATAGGAGGTGCAATTTCAGGACAGGTAGTGTACCCATCCAAGTCTTGATAACGGTAGCTGCAAGAGGCAGTAGGAGCAATAGCAAATGCACGGTCCATGTTAGCGACACGTGCTACTTGTGCTGCTTGGTTGATAGCCTTCTGCAGTTCAAAAGCAAGAGTAATGGATGCAGTGTAATCAGCGTTACCCTTACCGTTGTTGACAACTTCAAGGGCATCACCAAATTCTTCATAGGTAACACCGTACCTACGCAGCAGGTTTGCAAGACCCAGCATACCCAAGCCTACCTGACGATCAACATCAGGAGACAGGTATTCACCTGATTGGTCTACGTTGGTTTTGCTGTGCAGATCACACAGCTGGGACATACCTTTCACAAAGGCAGGTCCAAGGTCTTGATACTCACAAGCTCCAAGGTTGATGTGTTGGAGCAAGCAAGTGCCACGGCTGGGCAGGTAAACCTCAAGACAGACGTTACCACGGATACGCTTACCGTAGGCATCTACTTTAGTTTTGTTGAGCCAAATGTCACCTTGCTTGATACCTTGCAGCAGAGCAGCACGTACATTAGGAGTGGCTTCTTCCCACCAATGGTTGTTGATGTTTACACAACGCTTGACCCAAGGAAGCTCAGCTCGTGATGCTTGAATAAACTCAAGTACATCAGGATGGTTAAGATCAAGGTGGCACACTACAGCGCCGTTCTTGTAGACTCCTCCACGTCGGAGGATCTCATTGAGGGTACTGTAGA